TCAATTCCAGATAATTGAACCGCTTGCCCAGAGCTCCCCTGATGTCGGTGGTGGTGGTTGCCCACCCGTCCACCTGGCCCGTCAGCAGAAACACATGGGACGGCACCTGCAGCGCCGAATATGCGAATTCAATACCCCGCTCGGTGGGTCTCCACATGCCGGATCGGTTGCCGCCGTCATCTGCCTGGGCCTGGGTGACCATCCCCCAGTGGAGCAACTTGGCATAGTCGCCACCGCGCACCGGACACCGCTTGATGTCCACCCATCCGCCGGGGGTTGCCTTGGACGTGCGGACCATCCAGATCAACCATCGGGCCATGGTGCTGTTCAGCGCCCGCTTGTACCGCTTGATGTACTGGTTGCAGCATGGACACGTCACGCCCTCTTGGACGCCCCCTGCGACTATCTGCCTGGCTTCTGCCAGTGTCTTAAAAGGGTAGCCCATCGTCGAACCTCCCGGCATCGCGGTCCTCTTGGTCGGTGGCTTCCTGCTGTTGGTGGCCTGGGGCATCCCAATACAGCCCCTGACAGGTGCCGGTCTTGCACTTGAATGCTGGACCCTTCCACCCGCCTGCTCGCTTCTCCACGTTGTTCCACATCGGGCCCTGGCATGTCGGGCAGTCGGGAACATTGGTTGCGGTGCCCCTGGTGGGCGCTGGGCTGCGTTTCTGTGGCTGGGCGGTACTTGGTGCCCGTGGTCGGGATGGCGTGGTCCTGGGCTCGTTTGTGGCCGTTTGGCCATCATCGTCCTCCTGGGCGATGCCGCCCACCGCCGCCAGTTGATACCGCCTGATGTACGTGGTCGCACTGCCGACCGACTGGGCAGCGTTCCGCCCGTCCAATTTGATCGTGCAATTGCCCGCTTCAATGGTGGTCTCCATCCAATGGATCGTCGTGCGAACGGTCACAGACCCGTCGAATCCATCCACGTGCTGGATGCACGCGATGCCCTCGGCGGCCAGTGCCGGTATCACGACATCACGGACCGCTGATAGGTCTGCGTATCGGTTCTTGAAGTGTGGGTTGACGCTGTTCTTGACCGCGTTCCCCATCTTGGATTGGGCGGTTGATAGCGCCTCTGCGATGCTGTTGTGTTTTGGTTTTGCCGGTGGCATGGTTTGTCCTGGGTTGTGGGGTTGCCCCCGTGATTAAAATGGCTTCGAATCTTCTGCTGTCTTGAATGCTGCGACTGCCTTGAGCAAGCTGCGCGATGTGCCCAGCATCAGCCCCGATGGGAATGGTGCCCGCTCCTTGACGGTCTCGGCATCGGTCGCCAGGCTCTCAGCCAGGAATTGCACTGCTTGGGCCAGGTCCTGCCCTGGGTCGGTGTAGTCGGTCATGGTGTTGTCCTGGGTTGTGGGGGGTTGCCCCCCCGTTGGGGGTTTAGGCTGTCACTCGAATATCGACATGGGCCATACATACTAAACCTGCGATGGTGCGTGCCAATGGGTTCGATCGTTTGACGTATACACAACCATAATCGGTAAACCGATCAAGACTCACCGATCTGCCGGTTCGGTCGCACTCCCAAATTCCGCTTGTATCGGTCTTGGTGGCTGTCCAATTCACCGATTGATTCAGCCCTTTGGTCTTGTCCATGTATACCCTGTGGCCTGTCATGGTGATCTTGGCGCCAATTGGCAAGGACTCAAGGAGTGTCTTGGTGTTCATGGTGTTGTCCTGGGTTGGTTGGTTGCTTTCCATACTATCCACTAATTGGATTATATATACCGCGCAAGTATATTCAAGGGGAATGGTGAAGATGGGACCCTGCAACACCATGAAACAGGGCCCCTGTCCAGCGTTCAGCTTCTCCCCAGAAACATCGGCTGGACCTTCACATCACCCACTGTAGCCGTCGTGCGCCCATCCGCCGCCCTCCAAGCGGAAGCTGGACCGGGACACCTGCTTGGTCATCCGGTGCAGCTTGTTGACGGTATCGGCGCACTTCGGACACGTGGGTGCTGGGTCATCGATTGATTGCAGTTGCTCCACCTGGGTGCTGCACTCTGCGCATCGGTATTCATAGATCGGCATATTGCCCCCATTGTTGAGCCATGGCGTCGGCTATCCCGCCGAATGTTTTAGAGCGAATCTTCCAACGGTCCTTGGTTTCTGAAAGGTTGTACCACTTGGGCAGCGATCGTCCAGACTTGGTTATGTGCCGCTCTCCCTTGCCTACTGTGTTGGTGGGCTTGAGTAGTGGTAGCCCCTTTAACCACAGGCACGTGGTCTTGGTGGCCTCATGCCCGTGTTGCCACGGTTGGATGATCTGGTCTGGCTTCCGCCACTGGGTTGACATGATGCCAACCGGATTCTCGATGGCGATCCTTGGGATGCCCGCATTGGCTATCGCCATGAAAAAGTCGATACCCTGCTGCTGTCTGCCATCGGCCCGCTTCGCAGCGAACCACCGCGCCCCGCTGACCGCCAGGTGCGTGCATGGTGGGAAGGCCACCATAAGATCCCACCCATCGCCCAGCACATCGAGCACTGAGCCCTGATAGTGTGGGCCTGGTGATTCGGTCGGCAGCAGGTCGCACGACATGGCTTCGTGGCCCTGTGCAATGAAGGCATCGCGCACCGTGCCACTGTACTCGCACGCGACCAACACCCTACCCATTTTGGCACCCGTAACCGGCTGGGCAGTACCAGACCGTCGACCGTTCTGGGTTGATGGCGATGCCCTGGGAACCGCACCGGGCACACCGGACTATCGCCGGGCCTGTGGGTGGCTCCTGGTTGCGCTCCAGTGGCTCCAGGCTGCGTTCCAGTGCCACCCGTGCGCGCTCCATCATCTGGGCTGCTTCGGTGGCGTCACGGGCATCCTGGGCCGCTCTGTTGTCGGCGGCTATGGCCTCCCATTGTGCCGCCTGTGCCGCACGCTCGGCAACGGCTGCCGCTTCCCTCGCCGCCATCAGCGCGAACATCTTGGCCCGCGATGGCTCTGGTCTTGGTGTGGGCGCTGGTGGCTCTGGTGGCATCGGTCGGTCATACTCCGGCGGTCCCATCCGGCTGCCCTGGGTCGGCGATGGGCGTCGTGGTCCCACCGCCAGGTCATACGTGTCGTGGTCTGATAGCCGCCTACCCACTTTGGCACCCTTGCCCTCTGTGACAGTACCACTCCCCACGCGAATCACCGCACCGCCGCAATAGCTCGTCCATATCTTCGGAGACCCTGCCGCAGTTGGCGCACTCGTGGGTGTCGGGAACCTCGCCGGGTTCGCCCTCGGGTATCTGGGCTTCTATCTGGGCAGCCCAGTCGTTGTATCGGTCCCTCTCTGCTTCTTCCATTCGCCTGTCGGATTCGGATGCGTATTCCATCACTCACCTCCGTCTGGCTTGGTCCACTTCTGGAGCCATGCCACGGCATCGGTGCGGTCCTGCTCATGTCTGCCGTGTCCCTGTTGGCGGTACACGTGGGGCCGTGCCTCGGCGATGACTTCCCGTAGCTGTTGCTCCAGCGCACCGATGGCCGTGATGTTGTCCAGCCTGGCCTGGTCATAGCTGGTGAGTGGGCGGTCCTGGTTGGCCTTCACTGCTCGCTGATAGTGGTCCTCCAGGGCAGCGTCCAGCTTGGCCAGCCGTGCCCGTGACTCGGGCGTGTCGGGCTCTGGTGGGCCGTCCATCGTGCCTGGGTGCTGGTCCTTGTCGAATAGATCGGCCTGGCCTCGGAGCTTGGCCTCGTGGTCCTCGAATCGCCTGGACCCGATGGGGCAGTCCCGCCACGGTTGGCGGGTCATACCAGACACCACAGGGCGACCATCAGTATCACGATGGCCCGCGTCAATAGCTCGCGCTTGGTGAGATTCATGCTGCACCGCCTGGGGTCATCGCTTCCTGGTTGATGCGCTTGACGATGTTGGCGCGGGGTCCAGCCACGAATAAGCAATTGGTGCCCGGCCCAAATGGGTTGTGGATGTCGGTGTCGGCCTCAAAGTCCCATCCTGATAAAAGCCCCTGTCCGGCTGTGCTGCCGGGTGACTTCTGAATCCATCCGATGATCTTGTCATCCAGATGCACAGCCCACACCACACACCCAGCATGCCGCTCGTCAGTCTTTACGATTCGGACCCGTGACTTGGCCTTGGTCTCGGCCCTGGCCTGGTTATCCGCCGCTCTGCGTGCCCACCACAAGGCGTGGGCGTTGTCTATCACGATCGCCTCGGTCTCGGGCTCTGGCTCGGGCTCGGGCTCGGGCTCTGCACATGTGTGGTCATCGTCCATATGATGTGACGCGTCACAGTGGACGCATATTGCGTGGCGGCGGGGCTCGGTGGCGACCATTTCAACCGACTGCACATCTGCGCCGTGGGCCTGGTCTCTGATGGTCTCCAGCAGGGCCTCAAGGGGCCAGTCTGCGGGGTCGGTGTGCATCATGGGGATGACGGTGGTGATGGTCACCTGGTAGGTCTTTTCGGTGCTGCCTTCTGGGGCTGCGAATGGGCCGGGTTGAATGTTCATGGTGTTGTCCTGGGGTTGTGGGGCCGAAGCCCCGTTGGGGGTTTAGGATGCAAGATCGGCTATCGTGTTGATGGCTAAAACCACCCGTTGAACCTCCTGGCCTGTAAACTCTCCGACCGGATCGGTGTCACCGTTACGGCGCGACAGAACCGATCGGAGATGTGGTATCCCGATGTCTTGAGCCAGTCGGCCTGCCTTGCACCGGGCCCGCCTTAATGGGGCTGTCTGTGCGTCCGTGATGGCCGACAGCCGCGCCGCCATCTGGAGATCAGCGTTAGGTGCCGCCGGGTCGTGATAGCTGCCGTCCATGACTCTAACAAGTAGGGTAAATTTGGCTGCTGTGATCGTGTCATATGCGGTCGAAGCGTTCATGGTGTTGTCCTGGGTTGGTGGGGCCGAAGCCCCGGTGAGTGTTTAGCTTAGGGCCTTGCGAGCCTTGGCGACGAATTCAGCAAGGTTGGCGGTGGATTCGGGCTGGTCTGCGTAAACATGATCAAGCAGGATCGCCGTGGTTGGGTCTGCATCGGCACCGTCTCCGGTGTTCGTTGCTGCGTACTCCACAAGGGTCTTGAGCACATCGAATTCGTGGGGGGTCAGGGTGAGGGTCATGGTGTTGTCCTGGGCTGGTTGGTTGCTTTCCATGTCATTAAGATAGTCCACTACAATATCCCTGGCAAGGATATTTAGCGGTATTGGGTGCAATTAGATACCAGTGCAACGAATAGCAAAGTGCCCCTGACCAGACAATTGCCGATCAGAGGCGGGGCACCCAGGACAGGGAACCCATTCTATCGGCGACAATCAGCCCCGGTGCTGGCGCATATGCTGGCCTGGTTCTGGAGCATCTCGGTCTGACTGTCTGCTATCTTCGCCACAATCGCGGTCAACGCGCTCAGGTCCTTGGTGTTCTGGGCCACCATGACCTCCAGGGCCGTGCCCTCGGCCTGCTTGACCTCGATGGCCCGCACCCGCTCGGATACCTTTTCAGTCTCCTGGGCTGTGGCCTCCAGTGTCATCAGCGAACCACCGATCGCAATAAGGGCCGGAATGCCTGCGATCAATACTGTCTGGTTCATCATTTCACCTGGTGTGATTGTACCCATAACCTAATCCAATTGTCACGACGGTCAACACCGCCAACACTTCAGCACGCCCCGTCCATCGTTGCGCTGTGGGCGTTTCATACCATGGGACCGGGGCCTGCTCTGTGGCGAGTTGGTCACGATACCAGTCACGCTCCGCCTGGAGCAACGCCACATCGAGCGCATGCAGTCGCCCCATGGCGTCGTGGTACTCCTCCAGCTTGAGCAGATAGGCAACTTCGCTGGTGGGCATGGCCACGGCATGACAGCGGGCGGTCCCATCAGGGCCGAGAATACCGGGAGGAATTCCGACACCGACCCTGATGGGCGTAGACTGGCCGCACTCGTTCGCGGTTGGCTCAGAGAGTTGTGGAGCCACAAGCGAACCAGCCCACCCGGATGCTATCAGCATCATGATCATCGTCATCGTTTGCGCCTGTTCGCCATGTCTGCCACGTCACCGGCTGGGTCGTCACCCTCCAGGGCGTCATCAATGGCGTCCATATCGCGCTGTGCCGCCGTTTCGATGGCGTCCCTGGCGTGAGACGCTGCTACCTGGTCAGGTGGGCCTGTGGGCACCTTGGTGACCTTGCGACGTTTGGCCGAAACACACCGACCCACGACCGCCGCCAGTGCCGCCAAGATAGCCACAGCCCATCCAAGTGACTCAGCCACGGAATGCCTTGGCCATCGCTGGGGCGGCTTGGCCGGCGATGTAGCTGATGGCGACCATCACCCACTGCTCGCCCGTCAGCTTGTCCACCATGAGCAGACCGCAAGCCGTGGCGAATACGGTCAACCGTCGGTAGCTGATGCGCTCGGTGGCGCTGAATAGTGTATTGAATGCTGCTTTCATCTTATGCCTCGGTGGTTTCGGCCCAGGCAATAATGCCCGCAGCCAGTGATCTGCCGATACTTGAGAGACCTTCCCTCGAAAGCAGGTCGGCATGAAGTGGTTGATCCATAAAACAGGGCTCGAAACAGATGGCGATCGGTTGAACCACCCCGCCGATCGTGCCGAAGGCGGCACGGGTCCAGTCGTCGGGCTTGGCGGCTATGGTCTTGACCCCGTTGACCTCCGGGGCAATCATCCGCACCTGGCGAGCGATGCGGGATGCCAACTCAGGGCCGCCCCGTGAGCGATAATCGTAGAAAACCGCGCCATAAAATCCTGCGCCAGCGTTCAAGTGTGCCGCCACATACACCTGCGGACATGAGAATTCGCCCGCGTACCGGTTGACCCTGGAGTGCCGCTCCGAATACCAGCCGTCAGATATGGGTATCACCGTGTGCCCCGCCTCCAGAAGTGCAGACTCGCACGCCAGGAGATACCGGGCCGTCAGCATAGCCTCACGCTCATCAATGCCGATGGTGCCATCCCCATCCAGATCCACGGCAGCGCCACGGTCCCCAGCCTTTCGACCGGGCTTCCCGCTGTGCTGTCGGTCCAGGTAGACCACCACCCTCGTCATTCAGGATCCGGGGTAAGCCATGCGATAAGAGCATCCTTATCTGCCTCGGTGCCGGTGGCGATGGCGTCCAACTCGGAACGCCTCATCTGAAACCGCACAGAGACAACATCAAATTGGTCGTTGACGGTCGATGTGCTGGATCTGATCTTGGTGTTTTCATCGTCTTGGAATGTCATGCTGATAGCCCCGTGGTGCCGTTTGGATGGTTGCCGCCATCGAGGGCGGTGATTCGGTAAAAGATGTCGAAGTCAACGGTCACATCAGCACCCGCGCCACCCATCCGACCAAGGGCAACGAACGCATGTAGCCCCGTGGTACTGACCCGCCCGAATCGCTGATCGACAATTACCTCCAGGTCGCCCACCTTTTTCGTCCCGTTGTCGAAGAAATAAGACCAAGAATATTCGTTAGCAAGTGGCTCGCCCACCACGTTAATTCCTGTGCCAGACGCTGCGTCATGCTTGGCGATCCGGGTCCACCATGTCAGGCGATTGACGAATTTCTTTCCCTCGCCGTACTCACCTGATGAGATCGTCGGCATGTTCTGGTTATTGGTGGTGATGGTGCCCCGTGGAGACCCCGTTCCCACGTTGTAGACCGAGAACCGATCGTGCTTGTGGGTGCTTGTGTTGGACCGTAGCCCGACACCCAACAGATCGAGCGGGTGCTCTGCCGCTCCTGCCGTGGCTGGCAGGTTCTCAGGGTCTGCCATGATACCCGCCACAACGTAGCATTTCGATGCTGTTGTGGGCTTGCCATCCCCGCCCACCGTGGAACCCGAATTGACGGACCATGAAGACGAGGGCCAGGCGACGTAGAATTCTATACTGACCGGGCGCGTCGAGTAGTCGATCGAGCTTCCGTCGTTGTTTAGAATTTCCTTATGGTAAACGGCTGAGTCCACGACAGATGTATTCGCCGTGGTGTTGATTGTCGCGCTGTTGGTTCCGCCCGTGTTCGAGACCGCCGACAGCGTGCTGTCTGGGTCATTGAGATTCCATCCATCGGTGACATCTACCCTGACCCAATCCGCGTTGTCTGCAGCACCGCCGCCCGCTGCTGGTGGGCTGTTTGTTACCTGCATGGCCTATCCCTCCACCATGACTGATACGACTGTGCTGCCCGTTGCGCTGGCCACGTAGAAACCGGACACGCCCTTGCTGACGTTGATGCCGTCGGTGACTGCGAACTGATGCGTTGCGTCTGCCGTCACCGCGATGTAGTTGGCGTTTACTGCCGCCCCATCGGTGCCGGTGAATGCCAATTTGCCCGCGTTCGTTTCGAACCGAACCGTAGCTGTGGCTGCCGTCGATGTGATCAGAACCAACGTCGCGACATCTGTGCCGCCAAGGGTGAAGCGTTTGAGCTGTGGAAATTGGGAACCGTCGAATTCTTGGGCCATCGTGGGGCCTCCTGTGTTGGGGTTATGGTCGGTTTGGCAGGGCTGCCAACTCCACCGAAGTTGTGAAATTTGCGAAGTCGGGGCTGATGGCCGTGACCAGGAACGGGGTCCCGCTCAGGGTGCGCATCCTGGCCAGCGATGCAACCGGGGTCTGAAGGTCCATAACGTGATCAGACTCCACCGTGACCACATCGCCGGGCACCAACTCAGACCACCGCCAACCAGCCAGGTTCAGGCGTAGCTGATTCGGTAGCCTGGTGTGCCAGGGCATCAGCCGGTCACGGATATGCGTGCCCGCGCTGGCCTGGTTGGTGGTGGCAACGTCGTCGTCGAATACCTTGCCGTTGGACGGGTGCTGATAGATCTGGGTCGCTGGCAGGGTGGTCGGTGATGTGCCCTCGGCATAATCAGTGACCCCAGGCGGGCTGAACTGGATCACATCGTCCCGCGCCTCGGGATGGTACAGGGTCTGCCCCTCCACAGATACGATGTCCACGTCCGTGATGGTGCCGGCTGTGTAGATCGGAAAGCCACTATCAGCGGCGATGTTCTGGGCTGCACGGAACGATAGCCGGCCTTGACGGACCACCAGCCACGAACCGAATGAAGCCATGTAGTCAGACAGTGCCGCCCATGGGTTCGGTAGTGGTTGGGCTGTCACGAAGTCAACGCTGAAGTCGCCATAGGTCGGGTGCAGCCTGCTCACCTGTGTCTCCCAGTCGGTCCCGTCTGCCGTGGTGAAGTCCTTGTGCAATTGCAGGTTCCATCCATCGGGCAGCGTGCCCGCTGATGTGTCCCGAAACAGCAACTTGGTCCATGTGCCGGGTATGTCTGCGAACGTGTAGCCCAGCGACGTTACGGTATCACCATTCGCCAGTGCCGCCCTGGTGGTGCCCATCACGTTTGTCTTGACCACCCGCACCCGATTTGACGGGGCGACTATCTCGGTGAATTTCATGTAGAACGGATCGCCCGTGGTGGGCTGGCAGTGAACCAGCCCCCGTGCCGCCGCCTGGGAATCCATGTCGAACCCTGTCACATCGTCAAGGTTCAGCCAGTCATCGGTCAACCCGAATGCACCATCGGCGCCGGTCGTTGTGCCCGCGTGCTCAAACAGATCCCGATAATCCAGGTTGTCCGACCTCGATTGCATGTACCCGAAGAAGTCGCCGAACTCCATCACCCACTGGTTGCGCGCTCCGCTGATGCCCTTGTACTGGAATATGCCACAGTCACCCCATTCGATGTAGTCCATGCCAGCGAAACCGACCTTGAGACGGCACAGCATCCCGCGGGGTATGACACGGGCGATCCAGAAGGCATGATGGGCGCCGCTGAGCGTTGCACGGACCGCGCCGATGCTGGGCTGCCACGATCGAATCTGGACGCTCTGTGTGGGCGCTGATACCGTCAGCAGTGCGTGGGCCATGTTGGGCCCGCCGCTGATTCCGTGGGTGTGCAGGATGTACCGTTCTGGGCGATAGTCGAACATCTCCGGATTAGGCGCATCGGTGAAGTCCAGCGCGAACATGGGTTCGCCACCGACTGCCAGGCGTTCACGGAATGCAGATGACCACCCACCCATTCAATACCCCAACAGACCAATTTCTCGGAGCGTGTCCCCCAACGGGTCACCAGACAGATCGGGGCCATCGCCGCCGCCTTCTGGGTCCTTGGGACCGCTGCCCTCTGTGGCGCCACCGCTGCCCGGTTTCCCCAGTGGCCCGACCACCAACGAATCCAGATCGTCAGCTTTCGGATCGGCCAGTGTGTCCACGATGGTCGGTCCATCCTGGTCTGCGCCGTCCGCCATGGTGCGCAGATGTGCCGGGTAGACCTCCAACTCGAAATTCAAAGTCCACGAAATTCGATGGTCGTGGGTCAATATGGGGCTGGACATCTGGCTCTCTGGCCAGAACAACGCCGGGAAGAAGTCACGATGGCGGAACAGGACAGGTCGGGCGTGGTTGTACTTGAGCGCTGTCTGCATGGTCAACTGTCGGATGGCGCTATTGTACGCCTGGACCCGCACTTCTTCACGCCGTGGCGATGCCCCGAATGATTCCACGTGGAACACGTCACCGAATGTCGGGTTGCCGCCGCCGTATGTGCTGAGCAATTCAGGCTCAACCCAGTGCGCAGTGGCCCCGCCTGTGATCGATGAACCAGCAGTGCCAAACGCCGCATATGCGTTGGCCGAATCCACAGCGAACGAGATAGCCCCGCCCGCCTCAAGATGGCTCTGAAGGCTGTATAGCTTCTCGGCCAGGGCATCATCACTGAACCGCTCGTGTATGATGCGTACCCGCATTCCTGACCGCCTGGCGACCCGGCTGAATGCTCCGCCGATGCTGACGGCATCCGAGACCACCCGATAGGGGGTGATCTGTAGGTCGCTCAGTATCTCGCCGAAGTCGATCTCTTGACGTCCTGACACCTCGGTCGATGTGGGGAACCAATATATCTTGGACGTACCCATCAGATCAGCCCCGCCAGGGTTTCAGGCATCGAGAAAATGCCAGCCCGTGATCGGCCCTTCTCGCCGAACTGCCGATCGAGCAGGCGGCCCAACGATTCCAGCGCATTCGGATCGACGGTATTCGTGGATATGTTTATCGTCTGCCCGCCGCCTATGTTGCCCGCTGCTGCCTGCATCGCTGACGTGGATGCCCCGGTTGACGGTACCACCCGCTCGCCCTGGTGGAGCATATAAAGCCCAGTGCCGCCCGTTGTAAACCCTCCGGTCTGCTTGGAGCCCTTTATGAGCCCCTTGAAGGCCCTCACCACCTCCGACGCACCAAGTGTAGCTATCCCTAACCGGACCCTGCCTGCGGTCTTCTGGGGCGTGAATATGCCGCCTTTTTTCTTGAACGGGTTCAACTCAGCAAGTGCCGCCTTAATCTTCTTCCATGCCTTGACGAACCACATCCCGACGCCCTTGAAGATGGCGATGGGCAATTGGATCGCGATGGCACCGACCAGCTTGGGGATGGCACCGACCAGCCCGGATATCAACTGAGGCACAGCATCGATCAGGATCGCAGGCAAGTCCACCAGGATCGCCGGTAGCACCTCGACCAGTGCGGTGATGATGTTCTTGATGAAGCCCTTTAGCTCTGCCTTGATTGCCTTGGCACCCTTGCCACCCATATCCGCCAGCGACGACAGGATGCCGCCCGCCGGACCCATCATTGATGTCGCAGCCGCCGCCGGTGATGCCATGCCATCCAGAACACCCGCCGCCATCTCAAACGGCAGGGCCGTCAGGCTGGCGTTCATCTCATCCAGCGACAGGAGCATATCGTCCCATGTTTCGGCCTGCTTCGCTGCTGCCTTTGCTGCGTCATCAATGGCCTTCTTTCGGGCCTTGGCTTCCGATTTGGTCAGCCCTGGGGCCTCGTCGTCCTCGTCCTTTGGTTTCGCGCGCTCCACACCAGCGGCCATAGCCTTCGGGAGGTTAGCGACTCGGTGTTCAACGCCTGCAACCAGGTCCTCGGCCATGGTTGCGAAACCGCCCATATCTTGAAGGACATCCTTGGTGTCTGCCAATGTCGCCAGCCGTGATTCAAGCGCTGCGCGTTCTTCTTTGGATGGACCAAGACCGACAACGGACGCCACATTCGCGATGGACAGAACCATCTCAGTCCACTTTGTGGATATGTCCATGAAGGCAGAACCCAGCGCCAGGAACCCATCCACCAGGTATCCGGTCATTTTGATCGCCACGAACAGACTCTGAACGAACCCATCAGCGAACACCTTGGACATCAGCGATATGCCCTCTTGATTCTTGCCGATCAGTTGAAGGACACCGCGCAGCGTCTCTTTCGCCGTGTCGAATAGCCCCGCATCCGCTGTTTCCTTTTGGAACTTGAACCACGAATCCTTCAGGTTGCTAAGCATCCCGTCGAAGGTTTCAGCGAGCTTCTGCGTGCCGCCCGCAAATATTCCATCCTCGTCTGTCAGTGTCTCAACCAGGGCCGCTTTAAATTCTTTGGTGCTCATCTTCAGGGCATCGCCGCCCGTCTTCAATTCCACTTGGGCACGTAGCGCACGCCCCGCGATGGTCTCAACAGCACCCGCACCGAACTGCATGGCCCGCCCGACTTCCACCGCAGCGCGCGCCACATCGACACCCATGGCACCTGCGAAGTCCATGATCATCGGCATTGCTTCTTCAGCGTTGACGCCTAACGCTCGAAGGTTGATCTCCGCCTCCACCAGCCCCGGCAACTCGAACGGGGTCGTGGAGCCAATCTGGAACAACTCATCTAACCTCTGCTTTGCTGCTGCCGATGAACCCATAAGCACATTGAGGCGGGTTTCGAAGCCCTCCATCTGTGACCCCGCCGCAACGAACTCTTTGGAACCCGTGAACATGCCGCCGATGGCCTTGCCCGCCACATCTGCCGCCACCTTCAAAAGGGCAAGCTTTGACGCCATCTCTGTCCATTTTGTGCCGGACGTCTTGGCCTGCTTGCCTGCCTTCTCAGCAGCCCCGCCAACCTGTTTGATCGATGGGCTCGCCTTGTCGTTCAGGCGAATGACCATTTCGATGACGTTCTTGGCCATCAGTCATCCCTTGAGCACGACGGTGGGGAACACGGGGGTGCCCGCAGTCGCCATCTGCTCGATGAGGCGCGTACTGGCCCTGTCGCGCTCGGTATAGACCAACATGCAAAGCCCCAACTCATACGGATCCAACTCCAGAATTTCGTGTGGGAACTTGCCGAACATCTTGCCCAACTCCCCGATCATCAGCAGGTACTCCGGCTGCTTTGCGAAACCCCGCAAGGCGTGTCGCCGCCTCGTTCTCATCGGTTGATAGCGCCATGATCCGCGTGAACAACTTGTCGGATACCCCGGCAGGCATTGAGCCCACCCACAGTACACCCTTGTCGGGGTCTTCTTTGCTCTTGTCGATCACCAGCTTGAGATCGTCCCAGGCCCCTTCGCCGTCACCGACTGCCATGGTGCCCGCTGCTACGGTGGCCTCCTGGAGTGCCGCCAGGTCTGCGGCTTGCTTGGGGTTGATCCGCTTCATCATGGCGTCGACGTCCATGTCCTCGTCTGTCTCCGGTGTGGCCATCGCCATCGCAGCGAATCCGACCTTGGCGAGATCAGCGCTGCATATGCGACGGACCCGCCAGAATAGACCCCCTGCCTCCACCTCATCGATGGACGCGTTTCTGATTGCGTGTAGAATGCTCATGGTTTCCTCCCGGTTGAGCGTTTGTTTAGTTAGCGGTTCCGCTGGTGTGACCGTTGGTAATCTCGATCTTCAGACCCTCATCGGTGCCGTCTGATTGTCCCACCAGAACGAGCGATTGCCTGACGATATTGGCATCCGAAACAGGGTCGCTTGTCTCGCTTAGGTACGCATTATGAAGCGTGAATTTGAAGATGGTCGCACCGCTGGTGAATGTGATCACCGCGTCCGATTCGGTGTCTGCGATGTAGGCCGCCATCAGCACATCATCGACCTCGACGGTGCAGGACATTTCAACGCTTTGAAAGTCGGAGCGCAGTGGTTCCAGGGTGGCCGCGCTGCCCAACTTCTGACGGGTTGCCAGGCTGTTATTGACCACCAGGCTCATGTCAATCAGGTCATAGTTGACCCCGTTGAATGACATCGTGCTGGCGTGCGAATGAAGGACCGGGGCATCGTCTGTGCTGAAGCTGGGCGAACCAGCCGATCCACGGGCCGCTGATGTCTCCGCAATCACTGCCGCGTCGAACGTCATCACACCGCCTGCACTGACAGCGAATGTGCCCTGTGAGAGCTTGCAACCCTCGAACACTTCACTCGTTCCGGTGCCTCGGATGTTCTCGATGGTCAGGCCAGTCGGCAGGGTGTTGGCGAATGTGTAGGCGTGGACGTATGGATCGGAGCCCGTGGTGGCCAGGGTGCCCATCAGATGCTTGCAGAACATCCCGATGGAGTTGTAATCGCATTCGACCTGAAACGACCCGCCCGCGTTGTCTGCACTGATAAAATGTGCCCGCCGCATGGCACCCGCCGCACCCGTTCGCAGGGTTGCACGTGGCACCTTCTCGATGGTCCTGAGCAGACTGCTGCTGATCAGTGGCCTCCAGTTGGTGCGTGATACCGCTGTGCCGTATGTGGATTCTTCGCCGATGCCGATGCTGGCGCCTCTGCCGTGGTAGATTGATGCCATTTTGGGGCCTCCAGTTTATGTTGGTTCTGTCACGTCTTGGACGCGTATGGTTGTTCTAAAGTCAAGCGCACGACCCCCGGTCAATTCTACCAGAAGTATCGCGACGTAGTTGGTGCCGGATGTTCCGCCCTTGATGGTGGTGCGAACCCACCCAGGCCCGGCCATTCTGATATCTGCGGTGTCTCGCATTGATGCCTGTGGGCTACCGGCTGCCTCGATGGAGTATCGGACGTTATGTATCTCCTCGAACGCCCTTGAGCCCTGGGATGGGATGTGCCGGGATGCCAGAACGCCCGCCAGGTTCCACCATAGGTGGATGGTCTCGGATGCCATCTTGTGCACTTCGGTGCGGGGATTGATGCTGCCCGGTGTCTCGGGGCGTGCCATGACCACCCGCTGCGACCCGCTGCCCGGTGTGCCGACCTGGACCGTGCCGGTCTTCTCGCTACCGCTGATGGTGAACACGCTACCCGCCGCCGTTGCATTGGCGTTGCCCCAGTAGATCCACAACAGGACACCCGCCGTTGCCGCAGACCCGCCCAACTCCACCAGGCTCACATTGTCCACCTGGACCGTGCAGACGCGGGTGGTGCTATTGAACCCGACCAGCTTGTAAGACTCCAGGGTGACCCCATCGGCATCGGTGACCCGCACATCATCGCCCGCGTTGTCGACGTTGCCCCAGAACTCCGGCCACTCTGAATCCAGGGTGATGGTCACGTCCTCAGCCGTCTGTGCTGATGTGGTGTTGTCCACACTGACAGCCGCTCGGTGGGTCCAGTCCTTGTCCATCCAACTCATCAGACACCCGCCGTTTCTGTGTACTTGATTGTCAATAACAGCACAGCCAGACCGAGACCGGGCCGATCCAACTCAGCGCCGTCATAACTGGCACCAGCGATCTCGATGTCTCTGACGTTGTTGCCCAGACTGCGATCAGCCTCCAGCGCTCTCATCACATCATCTTGAAAGTCCAGCGCATCCAGCAGGGCCGTTCCTGGCTGTGAATTGGTAGCCCCGCGCCAGCATTCCACCTGCACGCTCATGGTGCGGTCAAACCTGGACAGAACGGTCGTTCCACCGCTCTGCGACGATGAAACCCCGTTAGGGTACAGGTAGACGCCTGGAACGCGGTGAGGGGCGAATGTGGCCCCAATGACCACGGCATCCGATCCACTGACATCGTTGACATAAGACCCGGCGCCGTTGACGTTCTGGATCTGCGTCTTGACCTGGTTCAATATGGTCCGTTCAAGCCCCATCAATCACGCTCCGCAGGGCCTGAGACATATGGTGCCGGAATAGATAGGGCGCCTGCTTCAGTGCGTGCTGTCTGGCCGGTGCCAGGAATGGGCGCTTTTTGTTCCTGACTGACTTGACCAGGACGTACCACATGTCACCGGAGAAACGGTTGACGATGTATGCCTTGTCG